ATATTATTTAGATAGTCTGTTAACTCTGTTTCGGTTTGTTTTGCGAAACCTTCCATTTGTTCCCGCAAATCTTTAACTTGTTTAACAAATTCTGACTTTTGAGTATTTACAAAATTCATGAATTCTTCTTCAGCATTTTGAACGTTTTCTAATTCTTTTGATACAGTATCAATTCTGTCTTTCACTAAATCAACAAGATCGTCAATCTCTCTAATATATCTGATTTTAATATCAGCATCTATTTGGTTAATTAATGCATCTTTTACGTAAAAGCGAAACTCGTTAAGTACAACTGTATCTTTACGACCAACTGCTTTGATATAAATTTGACCAGTCACATGAGTGTCAGTAGAAGCCTTCAGGAAATTACTGTCTAAAGTTAAACGTATAATGCCTTTCATAGGATTAACATATTCAACTTTAAACCTTCCGGTTGAAGAACCGTTATCGGAAACAAAATAAGCTGTTATCTCAGTGTTAGCTTCGCTAATCTCTAGGGGATAACTTTCCCCGTTTATTTCTCTACGCACTTGAAAAGTTAATACCGCAGTATTTATATCCATATTATAAAAGCCAATACCTTCATCAGATATTGGCTTTAAGTAAGGTTCATCAACAGTAGTAATTCTAGCTTCTTTATAAAATCCGTCCATTATGAAGCCTCCTTATTTTTTCTTTTTAGTTTTATGAATAATTTTGTTTGTCTTAGTATATGCGCTCGGTTTATTAGGATAAACTTGATGGAATGTTTTCTCTTTTTGGTTACCATACCCACCAGATTTAAGAATTTGAACTGCTGTGTGTGAATGCGAAGGTGTAAAAGTAAGGTTGATAATTAAGTTTCTAACTTTTGCAACGCCTTTAGTTCTTAATATATCAACAACACCCATAACTTCGTTTGATCTGTGTACGTTGTCTGGACTCGTTGTTGAATATTGAACAGGAGCGATTGCATGCAGCGGAATAGTATGCCAACCTTTTTTAACTGGCATTCTCACTCTGTATAAGTGACGTTTTCTACTTTTTCCATTACCGCTGTACGGGTGATAGTTTTGTACTACATAAGGTGCTACAGCTATCGTTGTATCTCTATCAACTTCTACAGTAATAGAACCATTTAACTCTACGAAACCATTAGCTGTAACTTGGAAACGTTGTTGTGTCATTAACATACGTTGATAATCTTTTTTAGCGATAAGTGAAAAAGGTTTAGTATCTTTTTTATCAAATCTACTACTATAAACTAAAGACTTAACAATAGGTTGATTTGCAATTCTACCTTCTTTGTTAGTGTCTAGTTTTGATAATTTGGAGATGATATTTCCTAAGTAATAAACTGAACGCCACATCTCTTGAGCGCCTCTAGGTTTTCCAGCTCTACCTTCGTACACTTCAGGCAAGAAAGAAGTTGTACCATGCTTAATACCTACCCAGTTACTAAATGAGGCTAAGGTGCTTGAACCCCAAGTTACATAATCTCCATGATCTGACATTTCTGAAAGCATTTCAGTCATCACATTGTTAGGTTGATTTGCAAAACGTGGATAGAATAAACAATAGTCACTCACTTGAGAAATGATGTTATGACAATCGACGTGAGCTGTAATATCTCCTAAGCCTTCTACTAACGCTTTCATGTTTCTACTTTCTCTCTCGCTAAAAGGTTTTGAACCTTTATAGTTTTTACCAGTGGAACGTGTACCACTACCATTTGACCAATAGTAATCAAAATTACGGTTTAAATCGACATTATTTACATTTTCACGTTCTTGATTAGCAAACCCCCATGGATTTACGATAGGAACCATGACAATACGCACGTTTTTACGTATATAAGCGAGTTGAGAATACTTGTTCCATTCGTTGACAACTAAATCCATAAAGCGACTTAAAGCATAAAATGCACTGTATTCATTCCCGTGTATACATGATGTGATGAGTAAAGTTTTTGTATAGTTTTGAGGTTTGAAATCATAAGCATAAACATTGTACTTGTTACTTTGGTCTTTACCTACATATTTTTTCGTAACATACTTGTTGTCAACAAATTTGTCATAAAACACTTTTCTATTGTCATCGGGATCGTTATTATTAGGTGTTTCATTAACACCTTGTTCTGCACTAGCAATAAATGGAGGAGTAAATAGATAAGTAGCGTCATCAGCCACATTTAGTTCTTTGTCTATTTTTTCGTCTATTCTAGTAAAGTCATGTCTTAATCTTTCTGAAAGTATAGGGAAGTTTTGAGCGTCAATTGATGTACGACTGTCTCTCACTTCTTGTAGACCATTACCAATTGTTCCTAATACTAAATTTCTAATACGTTTACTTTGATATCCTAATTCTTGTCCTACAGTAACATTAGGACCAGTAGGCAATCTATATACAATTTGTTCAGCGTTATGAGCTTGCTTTTCGGTTTTACCATGCTTTACTAATATTTCTTCAATATTAGTTAGCATGTCTCGTATAGCAATGTAGTTTAGCTCATTTTCTCTCACATACCGTGAACTAAATAAAGTATCTAGCTTGGTATATATTGTTTTACGCATTGCTACGCCTCCTTAACTTGTAGTTTTCCGTCTTTATCTATCGTAATGTTATAATATTTGCCGTTTTCGCCTTGCATTTTAAGTCGATTGTAATGGAGTCTATCGACTTTCTTTTTATCATTATTACTCATCAGTCCAGACGTTTTATCTGTTGCTTTTGGTATTACGTATTTGTTAAATCCACTTTTAGCACTTGCAATAACTTGCCATGTCTTACCACGATCATGAGACACTCGGAATTTACCATTTCTGTTATATTCTAGTATGTGGTCTTTTTCTACAATTGCTCTTATTCCATTGACGTTTCCATGCAATGCTTTGTTAGAGTCAATGGACTTTCTTGTAGAAGTAATAGCTGCATTTGCTTTTGCGTATGTTGTTCGATATGAATTAGCAAATCCTCCACCTAAACCGCCTACAACTTGTGCTGCTTGACTAATTCGTTCTAAATAGCGTTTGTGACGATTGAAATCTCCTAAAGTTACGTCTTGTTTTACTATCTTATTTTCAGCGTCTCTAATAGTCTTAACTTCGACTATTCTCATAAACTCATTGATGCCAATTATAGAGTTCTTAACTTTTACAATGTCTGCAACTCTAGGAACTGCATTAGGATAATGTTGTCGCAAGGCTATAAAATCCAAAGTTAAAGAGCGTTTTATAGATGCATTAATAACAGATTGCAATCTAGCTCGCATAATATCAGGATCAGTGATCGAACCATCTTTAACAGGTGGTGCATCGAATCTACCGTAATCTTTCATATTAGGGTGTTCAAATTCAACAATAAGACCTGCACCATCTAAGCCTTCTTCGTCTGTATATGAACCGTACCCTTTAACATAGGTATACATCTGACCGCTATCTTCTTCTAATTTCATATTGTTTGCGTTAATTTCATCATCAATATGATAAGTTGCTTTTTTCTCTAAATACGGAGTAAATTCAAAAGTATACGTGTTTGTTTTGTAATCATGATGTATATCAAACTCTAAATCCCATGCTTCTAATCCTTTTTTCAATAAATCCTCAACACTTTCTCCTTCGCCAGAATCTTTGATTTCAGAAACAAACATATTGTCAGGAACTTTGAATTTAAGTCCAGTTCCTTTAAATATCTTTTCGAAAAAGTCGGGTGGTTTATGAGGACCATCTATTTTGTCATACACTCTCTTTCTTTTGATAATATCAATCGGCTTTTCTCGAAAGGTTACAGACACTTCTTGATTTCTACCATGTGTTTGTCTATCGATGATAAAAGCAACGTATTCTCTCTTGTCGTTAGGTCCAGTTAACTGCGTCAGTGTCCAGCGTTTATCAATACCTCGTATAACATTATAGTTATATTTATCTTCAAGCAATTTGCATTGTACAACTGTTTCAGAACCTAACTTTGATGTTGTTGTAGTAGTGACATAAACTGGCTCGCCTATTCCTCTTATAGGGCTAAATAATACTGGCATTTAATAACCACCTACTTATAATAAAATTTCATATCAAAAGTTACTGACTTAACCTGTTGATTAAAAGCGAAATCATTCCAGCCAGGATAGAATTTAGGTTGTGCGTTTGTACAACGATGATTAATTGGAGTGCCGTTCCTCCACGTTTGAACTCCGTCATACACTATCTTGTCGCCTTTTTTCAAACTAATATTACTGATTTTCATATAATCAGATTTTCCTAACGTAAATCGGAAGCTTTCTTTACTGCTTACACTTTTACCTAGAACGATAGTTACTTTTTTATAGAGTTTAAATTCGTTATTAGGTACATTTCCGTGGTAATAAACACTGTTATTCCAAATATTAGTAAAAGTGTATGTTCTTTTGTCGTTTTCTTCGTCAAATGGTACTAACATATCGTTAGACCATAACGCTTTGTTAGGTTTGTTCTCTAAATCTAAAGAAGTACCAATACTCTCGGCAAAAGGTATTTCAATTGTTTCAAAAACTAAGTCGAAGTTAATCACATTACCTTTGTTATCAGGTGTTATTACTGATGAACATTTAACTTGATACTGTTTACCACTAGTATAGTAATTATCGTTCATCATATTATGATCGAATACTGGATAACCATATTTGTCGTATGGTTGATAGTCATCTTCCGTCGGTTGTAAAAACTTGTAATTATGCTCTTCGGCATATCTAAGTTCTCTAATCCATACAGGTTCAGTGTTTACTGTTAAATCATAGAATTTATCTCGTAATCTTGGTATATCATTAAGTTTTGTACTAACAACATAGCAAGGTACCGTAATTTTCCTTTTACGGTACTGACTACTAAGTAACATACGACCACTTGTGTTTTCTTTTGTTTCATAGTTGTCCTCTATCTCCGGGCTTTCAATGACAATATCTTTCACTCGAAAACCGAAGTCAGACAACTTGTATTTAGTGCCATCTTTTTGTTTAATTTCTAAATCCATTGCCTGACCTCCTAGAATGTGAATGTGGCATCTCTATCTGCATTTTGTCCGTTGACTATACCAGTTAAAGCGTCGTTGTCAATGTCCATTTTAACGGTAACAACACGTTGAGATGGATTTGTTTTGATATTGTGTGTATGTTGCACTTGAGCGTTCATATTAGCGTTTACTTTCTTCATGTTGGAAGTAATGTCTGGTACTGCTAAATTGCTATTAAATGCTTCTGTAATACTATTAGCCATGCTACCCATACCACTGATAACACTTTTACCTTCTTTATTAATTCCGATGCCTAAACCTTCCATAGTCCATACACCGAATTGTTTAAATAATTTAGAAGGAGATCCAATGTGTAATGCGCTTTTAGCAGCATTAACTGCACCCATTACAACACCTTTTGCAGCACTAACCAGCGCTCCAGCCATGTTTTTAATACCATTTATCATACCTCGTATCAAATCAGCTCCAACTTTAACCATATCTCCGATAAAATTTCTTGCTGCATTTACTGCTCTTGAAACACCTGAAGTTACAGAACTTACAACTCTAGACATTCCAGACATTACAGAGCTAACAATACCTGACATCGCTGAGCCAATCGCACTGAGCATGTTTGAAAAGCCACTGGTTACAAAACTTACTGCCCTTGAAACCGAATTGCTTATAAAACTTACTATTGTTGACCAAATGCTTGAAATAAAGCTTGATATCGATGACATAATAGAGCTTGTCACACTCATTAAAGTAGACCAACCAGTTGATACGAAAGATACAATAGTTGAAACAACTGTGCTTACTATAGTAACTATTGTTGTCCAGATTGCAGATATCACAGATGAGATTGCAGTCATTATAGTAGTTGTTATAGTGATTAAAGTAGTCCACGCAGTTGTAACGATAGTGACGATGATATTAACAATAGTCATAATAATAGTTGAAATCGCAGTCCAAATTGTTTGAGCAATAGTAACAAGAACTGTCCAAATAGTTTGTGTAACTGTAACAATTGCAGTCCAAACCGTAGTAACAATTGTAACTAAAGTTGAAATTATTGTAGTTATTACTGTGACAATGGCTGTCCAAACCGTCTGTGCAACTGTAACTAATATTGACCATTGTATTTGCGCTAAAGTAACAATTCCGTTCCATATGTTAGCAAGGAATGTACCTAAGCCGGTAACTACAGAAATAATAGCATTAACAATTGAATTCCAAATTGAAGTTGCAATACCAACTAATGCGCCAAATATTGTACTAAAGAAGTTGACTGCATTTTGCCAAGTTTGTTGTAGATATTTACTCCAAATATCCCATATAGCTTGAGCTGCAGAAACAATGTTTTGCCAAATTGTTTGCCCAACTTTTAATATTGTTTGCCAAGCACCCGACCAGTCGCCACTAAGTATCTGTAAAGCTACAGTAATAATTCCAATGATCACATCAAAAGCAACTTTAATAACTGTAGATATTACAGTCCAAACCGTACTTACAACAGCAACTAATGCTTGGAAACCTTGCGAAACAATTGGAGAGATTAACTTAACTGCTGTTTCAACAATTTGCACGATTGTATCCCAAGCATTTTTAAATATAGGTACAAGGGGTCCCATAATGGATTGCGCTTGAGATAATAAATCTCCTAAGAAGCCAATAACTGCTTGTATCGCTGCTCCAACAGCACTTTTAATGGCATTCCACGCACCTATTAAGGCATTACGTAATACTGATGATGAGTTCCATAAAGCAACGAATATAGCTATTAATGCTGCTACTCCTGCTATGATTAATAGTATTGGTGCATCTATCGCTGCAATAGCAACACCAATAGCTTCAAATACTGGAGCCAATGCCGAAGCTACAGACATTAATGCTTCTATAACTGTTCCGGCACCTGTAAACACTTTGATAAATGTTCCTATAAAGTCTATAACTCCTAAAATAGGTGGACCTAGTGTCATGAATACACCGGCTAATGTAGCAATTAATCCCAATAACATTCCAATAGCAGGATGTGCTTCAGTTAATTTAGCAATAAAATCTGTAATCGCAATAGCAACATCTAAAACTGCTGCAGCTAGTGGTGCCATTGCAGTACCAACATTTATAATGATTTGGATTATATTACCTAGTAGAGATATTAATTTAGGGCCATTCGTGTTGATATAATCCATAAATTTCTTAAATCCATCTGATTGTGCTACTGTAGCACTCCATGATGCGAATTTTTCAGACATTTGCGCTAGAGATTCTAATATAGAGTGTGTATTCGGCGCGAATGCTTTCATAAGGTTAAAAATACCCTTGAAGGTATTTCCAAATATTTGTCCGATTAACGGTAAGTTCTGTTTAGTATATTCAACAAAGGATCTAATAGCTTCTTGTCCAGCCGATGACTGCGCCCAAGAATTAAAAGCTTGTCCCATTCGTTTAAATCCAGCTGCAGCCCAATCTGCGAGTGGCGCTAGTTGTGTGAGAACACTTACTACACCACTACCAAAATTACCTGCTGCACTTAGCATGTTGTTGAATATTCTTACACCTGTTGTACCCATCATTTCGAAAAACTGTTGTGCTACTTGAGAGTTTTTAGCCCAATCAAGCATTTTAGCACTCGCTTGTTCCATTCCTTTTGACACGCCGCTAATGAAAGGAGACAAACCTGATAATGCCACTTTAATCATGTTTAAACCATTAGCCATTGTGTTAAAGATTTGACTTTGATTTTTCTCTATAATACCTTGCCAAGCATCTTGAACACCTTGTAAGGCGCTTTCGTACTTTTTCGTTTCAGCTGTAGCTTGTAGAGTTCCATCGTTAAGCATTTTAATAGCACTTGCAGCCATAACTCCAAATCCCATAACTCCGCCTGCAGCAACACCAAATGCAGCTGCTAATCCTGCAGCTCCACCAGCTACAACCCCGATAGCGTTAAGAACAGCAAATAATGCAGGAACCATCGAAGCAATGATAGGAACTACCAACGTTATATTGGAAATTAAAGAACCCTTTATCATGTTAGAAATTACGGTACCAATTGTTCTGATACGTGTAGCTAAAGCGTTCCATGAGTTCATAGAACTATCAATACCAGCTACCATTGCTCTAAATGCGCCTTGCGCTTTATCTGAATCAACATCTATCCTAGTGTGTATTCGGTTAGGAATTGAACGTAACATTGCTTTAAGGGCTAAAATCTTAGATACAGCAGCGCCTTCGTTAACTTCGACTGTAGCTTTTGCTTTTTGTCTCGCAAAGCTATTAAGCGACTTTTTAGCTTCTGCTATAGCGACACGTGCTTTAGTTGCGTCTGCATCTAAATGAGCACTATAAGAATTTCCGTCAAACATATCTAAATCAATCTGTAGCTTAGATAACGTTGATATAGCTCTTCTTGCGTCAACATCAGCATGTGCATTAGCATTTGATCCGTCGAAACGTTCTAAATATGCTTGTGCTTCTTCAATATTAGCTTTCGCGCTTGCTACATTAGCGTCTAACTCTGCGTCGCCTCTGTAAGCATCGAATTTGCGTACATATTCTTCAGCTATTTGTACTTTGCTTTTAACTTCGTCAATATCTATATCAAGGTCAGCTTCTGCACGAGTGTTATTAAATGATTCTATTTCTTTTTTAGCTTTGTTTACTGCGCTAGTTACACCTGATGCATCTGCATCAATTTCATTATCTTTGATTTTATCCATAGTACCTTTAAAACGCTCTGCTGTGTTTTTAGCTGCTTGTATAGCACTTTTGAACTTTTTTGCGTTAGCTTCAATCGTCGCTTTTATACTATAGTTAGCTTCTGCCACGTGTTCCCACCTCCTTATTTATTAAGTTCTGCAATTTGTTGAAGTAAATTTTTAGGAGGCATATTCTCCTCAAATTTGCTTTCAGAAGCGAACTTCACAGGTTCGCCTCTGTCTAATCGTTTAATGTTCTCTTGATAATGCATGATATCGTCTGCACTTTTGAAACGATATTCTGTCTCGCCTTTTTTACCGCCACGTTTCTTCTTCTCTGCAGCTGCGTCTCTAATAGCAAAAGCGAGTTTGTACATATCCATATCTTTATCTAGTTGCTCATACTCTAGTGCATACATACGATAGTTGAATTCTCTAAGTGTCATTTGCTCAATAACATCTAGGTCGTAAATTTTCAGTTTGCTCATGCACAATATAACTATACGATCAAACGTTAATATTTCTTCTTCGTCTACTTCTTGCTGTTCTTTTTGTATTTTTTCGGAACGAGGTTTTGGGTTAAAACACGCTTTCCCAGTTCCTCGATAACTTGGTTACAAAATTCTTCAAGTCCTGTATTTTCAATAACATCTTCAACAACAGCTTCTAAATCTTCTTCTGTTTTAGGAGCGCCTTTTTCTTGTGCTGTTGCAGCTTTAATCACTTTTGCAACATCTACTACACTGTGGCTTTCTAATGCAGGTACTAACATTTCTGTACCTTTACCAAAGTTAACTTGTTCAGCTTCCATTCCCATTTCTTTATCAATGATGTTTAAAAACTTTAATCCAAATGATAATTCGATTGTTTTACCGTTAAATTTGATTTCCATATTTTTAATTACCTCACTTTATTTTATTAGTCAAAAAGAAAAGAGGGCTTTAAGGCCCTCATTGTTATACACTTTCTACTGTGCTAGGTTGGTTAGGTTGTGGGATATCTTCTGAAGCAAGACCATCGTTCGCAGGATCTGCAGCAACAGTATCGTGGAATCCATAAGCTGCTTTGTTTTTCTCGATTTGTTCTGGCAAAGTGGCCCAGCCACGTTTTTTCTTGAGGTATACACCAAACTCTGTTTCAAACTCTGCAATGTCATCAGCGTCGTTTGTACGGTCAATACTATTCCAGTAACCTTGACGGTATTCAGCTTTGTATTTACCTTCAGCGTTTTTAACTTTTTTATTGATTACCCATAATTCGTATGGTACATCTTCTTCTGTAGCGTCTTCGATTTCGTCGCATAACGTATCTTCTTGGTTCATATAGCAAGTGATACTTACAGTTGATTCTAAAGTACCTCCAGAGTTAACAGGACCATCGACAGTAGCCTCTGTATCTCTATCTTTTTCAGTTTCACGTTCTAATTCTGTTACCCACATTACTTTATTTGCGTCTTTTTTATCGCCAGCCTTGCGAATTAAGACTAACTCATCAGTACCTTGTTTAATTGCCATAGGTTGTTACCTCCTAAAAAAATGTATAAAAAAACAAGCCAATTAATGACTTGTGTATTCGATATTTATTGTTACATGTGATAATGCTTGATTACTTTCAATTTCAATAGCTTCGTTGATATCTAACTGTGGATGAAACAAGTTAAAACCATTAAGTTGAATATCGTCTAACATGATGTTTTGCACCTGCATAAGCAAGTTATCGTTAGCACTCTTATCATTATCTAACCCCCACAGATGAACGGTAGCGGTAGGATTACCTCTAAAACTGTCAAAAGTTAACACGTTCATGCTATCTGTTGTAGTTTGAATAGCGATAAATGGATATTCAATTTCTTGGTTTAACTCTTTTGTTTCAATAACAGGGACACCAAGTTCACTAAATTTTTCATATAAGTAGTTGAATAGTTGAAGTTTAGCTGATTGTTTCATAGCATACACCCCTTAACCGTTTACTAATCTTTCGAGGTCCTCTCTGACTTTTCGAGTGTATCTTTCATAAACAGGGAACATAAACGTTTCAGGAGCCATGTAACGCGTACCATATTCTAAAAACCCACTATATCCTGCATTAGAGGTAATAGCATACTTCATATCGCCATTTTTTGTATCTCTGATCATTCTAGCTAAGTTACCTGTCCAGTAACCTTTATTCATTATTGACTTAGCGCTCACAACAGTATCTTTAGCGAACTCGCCAGCATTGTTTTTGAGCACTTCGTCAACATCATCATCAATGCTTCTGTGCATTCGATCTAGCTTTCTAATTAGAGCATCGATATCTCCAGCCATTATTTAACCTCCTCTGCATAGAATACAGTGTCGTGTTCATAGTCGATACGTTTAGTGATAATGTACTTTGAATCTTTGATATAAGCATGAGTCACTTTTGGTTCAAAACGACCATTTAAGCGAATGACATTAATATCTTTGGTTACATCTCCATACTCAAGATTAGTACGTTGTGGGGATAAAGGAGATATATTACAAGGAACTTCGTTGTACACTTGTTCCTTAACATCGTACTTACTTATTTTAGGATTATAACCACCTTTAATTTCCTTAGAGAACTTCACGCGCTTGTTGTATCTCAATAGAAAACACCTCTACCACGTTTACTTGTCTCTTTTGGAAATAAAGCATCGATAACGTCCATATACTCATCAAAATCATTGCTTTGAAAAGTATTAGAACGACCATCGATACTTTCTTGCGTCATTCCTTCAGCACCAACACGATTAAAGCGTTTGACTGATACTTCTTCCACGATGTACTCGAGTCTTTCAGGTATTTCCTCGGTTTCAAGTGGGAGTAAACTAATCAAACGCTTTTCTGTATTGTTTATGATTATTTTGAGTAGTTCATCTTGCTTATCATCATCGATAGAGAGTAACATTTTTACATTTTCTAATGTAGCCATGTTATCCCTCCAACGTTTTTATAATTACCGCTTTTGTATCGTCCTTAGACACGTCTACGCCATGTTTTTCAGCTATTTCTAACAATTCAGCTTTTGTTGCTTTAGCATCAATGTCTAAAGCGATATATTGCTCGTTATATACGTTTTGTTTATGGAATAGTTGTTCGATACGTTCATTAGTAATATCAGTAGGGAATTCATCTCCTACTTTATACTCTTTACCATCTTCTTTATCTATGAACGGTCGAACTACTTTGTAAGAATAAGCCATTGTAAGACCTCCTCGATTAATTATACGGTTTCAGTATTTCCACCAGTTGAACCAGAACCAGCTGTTAATTTAGCAAACGCTTTGTCGTCTGCAATATGGAACGCAACGTCCATAGTTACACGTAATGCAATCAATTCTTGCTCGAATAGGTTGACTGGAGAACCATCAGCATTTTGAACAGTTGATAATTGACCATCTTCTGAAATTTTGTAAGACATGTTGTAAGGAATGCCATAAAACACTTTGTTGAAGTCTCCAGCGTATAAGTCGCCTTTTTTAAATTGATCTGATTTAAGGTCAACAACTGGAAGTCCGTCTAGTGTGTTGTTAGAACGGTCATAATAGCTTTCTTTAGTATCTTCATCACGAACTCCACGTAATGCAGTGCGATTTTGTGTTTTAGATAAGAAAGCGTTAGCTTCAACATCATCTTCTAATAAAGTGTCCTCTAAAGCTAAGATATTTTTTAAAGTGATATCACCTTTTACTACATTGTTAGCTGCAGTAGCTGATTGTTCTACTGATTGTTTGAATGGGTTATCTACATTTAATAAACCTGCTTCGTCAAACTTTTTATAGAACTGTTCAGCGATTTGAGGTTTCATTGCTTCGAAGAAACGAGAGTAAGTGTAGTTTAAGTATTCACGAGAAGCAACGATGATAACACCTAATTTATGAGAACGCATAGACGCCTCAAGTAAGCTAGGTTTAGAAGTTTGAATTTTTTGACCTTCTCCTACCCAGTAAGCACCTGGTTTATCAGCCCAATAAGTGAACTTTTTCTCTGATTTGCCACCCATATCTTGGTATTGGCCTAATTGCATAATCTTTGAGTTTTGTAATACGTCTAAAAGGATAGGTTCATTAAAATCGTTTAATAATTCGCCTTCCTTGTGTTCGTGCATCATTACATTATCTGGATTGAATGTTTGTGGGTTTACTTTTACCATTTAAAATGCCTCCAATTTATTGAATTATTCTATTTTGTCTTGCTATTTCTGCAAAACTTTTAGATGTTTCTTTTTTAGAAGATACGTCACTACCTTGTCCGTAAGGTGTTGATTGACGTGTAGCTTCTTTAACTTGCTCTTGTACAGCTTTGTCGAAATCTTCTTTAATCGAATTAACGACATCATTAATTTGTTCATTATCTTCCAAATGAATTAAAGACTCTGCAAACGAAGTAGGTAGCCCCTTTTCTTTTAAGTCACTCTCTACATCAGCTTTGAGTTCACGCAATTTAAATTCTTTTTCCTTTTCAGCTAAGGCTTGTTCGCGTTTCTCAATTTCTTTGTCTTTCTTCTCTTTTTCAGTTAACTTAGCGTAGCTTTCAGCCTCTTTTTTAGCTTCTTCACGAGCTTTGTCTAGTTCTTGCTGGTGCTTACGATCACGTTTAGAAAGAGCAGTCTCGACAGCTTTACTGATTTGAGAATCTACTTCGCTCCTTGTATATGTTTCTTGCTCTTGATCGCTATTGTTTTCTGGCTTCTTATCATTACTTTGTCCAGGTTCACCTTCGTCATTGTCAGCGAAGAATTGTAAATTTAGATTTAGTTTGTCATTTAATTTCATTTGTTTATCCTCCCGTTCAGTCTTAAATTCAATGTTTAATCGCATAAAAATAGCACCCCAATTAGTCAATTAAGCCCAATTAGTGTGCTAGATATATTTGATATTCGCATTTGATTTAAGCCCGCTCAGTATTTTTTAATAATGAGCAGTTTAACGACTTACTGAGGTCGAGTAGGTTAACGTATCCTACTGACGAGATATTGGCGCGGTAACGCCAGGACCAACTGCTTCACGTTTTGACATAAGTACCACCTCAGATGAAGTTTTTAGGTTTAAACTCTTTCTTCTCAGGTTCTTTCTGTTTCGCTTTTGCTCGATTACTAGGGTTTGTGTCATTCAGACGCTTGAGTTCTTTTTGAATGCCTTCAAGGGCTATAGCAATGCGTTCGTTAAACACCGCTACCACCCTCTTGAATTGCATCAACAATTTTGTCTATTTTTTCTTGTGTCGTCATACTATCTTTAATGATGTCAGAAGGTTCTTTGTTGAAGATTTGATTATATTCATCGTAAACATCATCTAGCCTGTCTTGTAAGTAACTTTCGTCATACTTGTCATACTCATCGATTGTATCACCATCAAGTTCAGTGACGTCATATAGGCCTTCCTCTGTTTCGTAATCTTCTTCGTACTCTTCTTCTAATGCATCTTCAGGACCGCCTAGCCCCTCTAAGAAATCTAAATCCTCTTGATCAAAGTCATCAGAAAAGTCGTACTCTTCTTCCCAGTTTTCATCTTCTTCAAATTCTTCGTCGTCTGGATCCATAAAGTCATCTTCATATTCTGAATCTTCTTCATCGCTAAAATCTGTATCGATGATTTCCTCTTCTTCCCAATCAGCATCTTCATAGTCGCCTATAGAATTATCTACGATTTCTTTTGCAGTACCTTCATTGGTAACTGGTGGCGTATTTGTTATATCGTTTGTTTCTGCCAATTACAACACCTCCTTATAGTGAATATCTTCCTTTGCGTTCTTCAAAGAATTCATCTCTCCAATTAGGATTGATGTGTGGCGCTACAGCACTCCGACAAAAAGGATGCATAGGCGGAGCGTTCACACCTGGCTTCATATCTTTGACTTTAAATACTTTATTGTTTAAGTGCCTACAGGTTTTCGTTGTCTTACCATCAATCTTAGCGTGATATTCATATTCTGCATCTGGACCATGTTGTTCTAACATATGACGCTTTGCAGCTAACGTTTGCACTCTAGCAGTTTCTGTTATGAGTAAACGTCTTATTTCGTAAGTACTATTACCTGTTTCTTTTCTGAACTCTTTCACAAACTCATAAGGGTGTCGTCCTCTTAACAATACTTGGCTTGTAGCCTTTTCAACATGAGCACGAACAACTTTCATATCACGCCATAGTCTACGAGACCAATTAGAGTTTTGAAAAGGTGCAGTAACGATCGTTTTAACATCGTTTAATGATACATGTAACGTTTCACCTAATATGCCTGCCTGTTGTTTTAACGAGCGATAATAAGCACTTTCCATATAGTTGTACATTGATTGCTCTATCTGTGCATATGAATACGTTACGATTAATCCTAGCTGCGCTTTTAGTAGCTTTTCTCTGTTTACGTACATCGCAGTATTATATCTTTTTAGTTCTCTGTTTGCTCTTTCACTAAAGTCGTTATCTTGTACATATTTTCTAGCTTTATTAGCGAAAGATTGAACATCGAAGTTATCAATTTTCTTTTTAGCTTCTGAAATACTAATGCCTTCGCTGTCTGCATATCGAGCGTAGAACTTAGATATCTCATTCTCAATATCATTAATCATGTTGTTAATAATACGTTCTATTTCGAGCGACATTTCTTTATCACTTAGTGTTTCATCTTTGATGATTTCTTTCGCTCTATCGTCCCAATAAGTCATGTATTATCACCCCTTATTGTAAGGTGTTTCGTCATCTTCTTCCGATGGTTGGTTATCAGTTAGATCATTGAACATCAACTCATCAGAATGTTTTATCTTTTCTTCTTGTTCTTTTCTGATACGTTCAACTTCATCTTTAGGATTGTCTATGAAAGAAACAAGAGACATTAATGTTTTCTGACTGATTTCTCCACCAGAATTGATGTACATTTGCATTTCTTCTGTCAGTGACTTAGGCAAGTTTCTTGTGAACGTGAATATCAAGTCTCTAAGGTTGTCCTTATCTATTTCTCTATTGATACTCATAATTTCTCCAACTAACTTGTAACGTCTAACTAAGCCTTTTCGAAATAGACCTTCTTTAATCGCTGTACGTTGTTCTAAACCAAATAGCTTATATTTCATGGCTTCTCCAGATTGTTGACCTCCAAAGTTTTCGTCAGTCATGTCTGGTGTGTTAGTAAGTGTATGAATATCTTTAGCAATTCTTGTTTTATATGATTCTACCCCGCTTACATCATATTGCTTGTAAATATATTGAGCGTCTACATTACCTTCTGTTACTTTATCATCTACCGTTGTATATTCAGGAGGTGTTAGATGGAATACATTAGCTTCTTTTTGCAGTGTCGCTACTTCTTCATTCAGGTCAACGTTGCCTTTGATAAGTAGCATTGCGTCATTTAAGTCACTCATGTAGTTAGCTGTATCTGATTGTGCCTCATCATATAAGTCAATAAGTGGTATGACCTTTTCAAAGTCTCCGCGTCGCTTTTCATTATTGCTAAACTCTGTAATAGTTACTTTGCCAAACGAATGTGCTTCAGGAGGTTTACGCTCTGATAACTCTAAGTTAGTAACACTGTTTGCTTCATAGAAGTATGTTGCATTATCAGTAATGACATCGACATAGTAGATATTGCTTTCTGCCTCAGTCATCTCGACACTATCTTCTGTCGATACTTTCCAATATCTAACAGCCATAATACTATTTTTCTCAATGGTAGTATCGTATATAACGAATGTATTACGCGGATCTGATTTATAAATTCTAACTTCATCTTGTTGATTACGTATGATGTATTCATAAGCACGACCAAATATAGATAAATCTAACCCCAGTGAACGATTGTGACTATCAATGTCGTTTATTGCATGCAACTGATCTATTTTATCTTGTGTCATACCGCCTTCGGATTGTACTTGTATGGCATGACCAAAGCAATAACCATTAATAAAGTCTGTAATGTAAGAAGCAAAGTCATGAGCAGCTCTATTATCTGCTAAGTGCTTTTCTCTACGCCTTTTGTTTCGCATGATGTTAAAGTTCAAACCCTGATAATAATCATCTAACATTTGTAATCTTGGAACTTGCGCCTCTAAATGATGACGAATGAAGTCACTGATATCGTTAGGGTTATCTAACAAGTCTTGTACTGTGCCATCGTATTTGTACGTTTCAACTGCGTCACGTCTATATATCTCATCACGCATTTGACGACGCTCAAGATCTCTTTCAAAGTTGTTAACGTGTGCCATGTGTTACCTCCTTATAAGCCCATAGCTTTAGCACGGCTAATGTTTTTCTTAATATTGACGTTTGTTTTGTTATTTCTAGGGAAGTGGAATTTCTCTAAACTATAACGCAAAGCATCGAGTATGTGGTTATTTTCATCTATAGGCTTGTTTAACCAGTTACCGTCTTTGTCTTGATCAAATGTATAAGTGTTTAATTCTTCTATCGTATGTTCACAAGATGGATGTACGTATATTTTGAATCCTTGTATAAATTGAACACCTTGCATAATAGATCCTTGACCTTTTACAGATGGTTTAATGTTTGAAATACCCTTGCGCTTAATTTCGGTAATCAAACGTTTCTCTGCACTATCAGCTATTATCTCGGCATTTTTCAATCCTTTATCTATATACATTTGATATATCTCGTCAGTAAGCATACCTCTTTGGTAATATTCGTCGTATATCCACAATTCTTTGTTCTGTGTATCTACAATAGTACTAACAAGTGTTGTTGGGTCTTGAGTAAAACCAAAGTCACTGCCATGTGCTACAACTTGTTTGTCTTTTAACTTTTTAACCCAATCAAACTCTTTGACTTCAAAGTTTTCAAACACCAATCCCTCTGCTACTCCCCAATCACCATCACATACAATTCTTGCACGTCTAGGGTTGGTACGATATAAATCTTCATAACGTCCAATATCAACGTCATCTAGCCATTCATTAACTCTAAATGTCGTTGTGTATGAAAATGTATTGTTTAGCTTAGTATCTTCATCAAAGAATGTAGGTTTAAGCCAATGACGTTCACTCCATGGGTTGAACGTTATAGTGATTTGCTTAAAGAATTCTGGGTCATCGACAGAACCACGTATAGATTCAACTACTGTACTGAACTTATCAAAGGTTTCTATCTGATAGGCTTCTTCAAACCAAGCCCAACAAAGTATTCCTGTATCCACTGTGATTGATGTAATCTTTAACGGATCATCTAAACCTCTAAAAAGAATTTTTTGTCCAGTAGGTTTATAGGTTATCTCTGGTAGACTTTCATTGAAACGAAATAAGTGAGCCACGCCTAATTGGTTCGTAGCCCACTTTAAATCGGTATATGTTGATTGCTTATTTGTATTGCTATAACGTCTAATAACTAGCAAATTTGCCCAGCTATATTGCATTATTCTGTAAATGAAATTAATTGCAGTTGTCTTAGACTTCTTACTCCCACGACTACCTTTCACTACTCGATAAAAGTTTTTGTTGTGCCAGAACTCGTTGTACCCGCTACCAATTGTTTTTGTAATACTTAATTTTTTATCAGTCATTGGCTGGCACATCATTTATGAAAGTTGGAGTGATTACTTCTGCCTCAACTTTATCAGTAGGTTTATGTCCTGTTCTGTCTAAGATGTCACTTGCTGCGTTGTATCTAACTAACTCACTTTTGGCAGTTAATAAATCTTCCATTGTCTTAATCGCCTTACCAGTCAGTCCTTTTAGTAGATTACGTTCAGCATTAAGCAATTCTTCTTGGAACTCTGCATTTTTTCTCCAATTTGCTACGGTTTGTCTAGCTACTTTTAACTCTCTAGCTATTTCATTCTGATTTAAATTGTTTTCAACCATTAAAGCTATAGCTTTGGTTTGTTTTGAAGTAAGCAATAAAATCACCTCCAATGTCAAAATTAGTTAAAGTTTTTATACACTCATATCACACGTTTTAAATGTCATATCAGCATACAAAAACCTACCCGACTTTTCTATCGGATAGGTCAGAAAGGAGAAAAATTATGTTCGATCATTTGAAAGGAATAAAAATAGAAAGGTTTACATGAGTAAGTCGTTTAATAACTTACGCTATCATAATAACAGTGTTAGTGACGTTATTTTTCCAGACTTTTTCCAAACGGTCCAGCAGTTAATCGAAAAACCGGATAGTCGTTGTTTGGAAATTGTGATAATTGATAGCTACCAGCTTTTACTACTTTTAATTCTACTCTTTCGGCGAATGCTTCCAAAATACTTTTAGCTTTCTTCCCTTCTTCTAACATTTCATCATCTTTTATTTGAACAATAATACCAATATTGCCTACATATTCCCCTTCTTTTATTTTTGTTGATATTGCTTCTAAAATCTCTATAGCTTTCATTTCCTCACTCCTAATGCATAATACCTAACTCATCTGCCAATCTAATAAGTATTTCTTTCCTTAACTCATAAGCTGTTGATTTACTCACACATATTTCTTGAGCAACACCAGTAAGGTTTAATGTTCTCGGCTTTTTAAAGTAATATATATCCATGAGCTGTTGACTCTCTTTACTACTTGTTTGATATACAATATCTATTGCTGATTTCATTCTGGCCAATTGAGATAGACGTCTGTCATTTACAATGCGAGTTGCTTTTATTTCCGTAACACTAACATTGCTATGTGTTCTATCTCCACCGATGTTTGTATCTGTAGGTTGCCAGGGGTTTAACACTTCTTCTCTCACTCGTTTAATATCTCTGTCTATATGATTGTAATTACTTAATTCACTTTCTAAATAACGTTGCGTTGATTTTCTTAAATCCATCTTTTACCTCCATTTATTTAAGGTCACCCTTACTTTTTATACATAACCAAACGAGATACAAAATAGGAATAACAACTATCCACCAAGTCATTTAACTTCCTCCTAAAACTCCGTAATATAATAAGTGTAAAAGCAACAACCCTATAAGCGAGAACATGCAAAAAGCATATCCCATTGTTGGCCAATCTTTATTTTTTATGCCAACTATAAAAAGATATGTTAAAGCTATTCCTGCCATAACAAAAACTATCAATAGAATTATAATAGTAACAAACACTATCCACACTACTTACTCACTCCATTCAAATCTACTTGGTCCCCATTCAAAGCGAAGTCCTTAGGCACTTCCACCTCATCGTTTGCAGTCAACTTGTAATAAACTTCTCTACCAATCCATTTGCCTAACTCGTACATTGCTATAGTGAACCAAAGTTTTATTAGTTTCTTAATCATTTTATCGACTCCTTTAATATTACAATTTTGAAAGTTTGATAAAACCTCCTGTAAATCTCGAAAATATTACGTTATATTTGCAATATCAATTAGGAGGTGTAGAAATGAGCAAATCAGCGAATAATGTGTTAGCTTCTTTTTGCTATTTCAGTGTATTTTTCATGCCTTTTTTTATTTCCACTTATCGTTTGGATATTAGCTAGTGGTAATACTGCAAGACATGCTAGAAAAGCCTTACTTTACCATATATTACCTATTATTTTTATAATCGTATCAGCAGTAATACTATCTACAATTAGTAATGATTACAATAATATAACTTTTATAGTAGGTATTATTATTGGCTTACTTGCAATATACTATATGATTAAAAATTTGTTTTTAGGAATAAAATTACTATTAGCTTAGAAGTAAAAAGTCCTTTTGGGCTTTTTACTTTTTTACCTTACTTTTCGTTACTCTTTGCGAAGTATTCTTTTAATCTCTGCTACTATATCTTTACTCTTTAAGGTCTGCTTCTTTGATGAACGTTCCATTAATTGTCTTTCCTTTTCTCCCTTTAATCTCGTCATATGCATACTGTAAACATTCCTGTAACGTCATATCATGCTGTTGTGCTAATATGATTAATGTAACGACTGTATCGCCTATACCGTCTTTTAAAGCCTCTAAATTACCACGTGATAATGCTGCACCAACTTCTCCTGCCTCTTCGTAAAACTTCAACGCTTGTCTATCCGGATTGCCATTGTGCAAATCTTTATCCTTACTCCATTGTTCTACTTGTTTAATTAATTGATCTACTGTTAATTGATTAGTCATTTATTGTTCCTCCATTTTCTACTAAACTCTTTGAATTACTTTCTACTATTCTAAAGTTAAAACTCTTATTTCTACTTCGCTTTTTGCTTCTTCATTAAGTTCAATAATTTCTTTTCATAATATTTTTTTCCTTATAAATTGTATGTTTTACCCAGCATCATAATGATTATCATTTAAATCATAGTCTGCGCCTTTAGGTCTAACTCTAGTCCAAGCTACATCTGTTTTAAACTTAGGTTTAAAATCACCATCCCCATCAGCATATATAGAAACTGTTCTTGATGCGCCTAAGTCACCTAAATACTCCATCTTATCTAGCATTGACATAAATTCATTAACCCATCTTTCTTCCATTTCAACTTCAATTGTAAATTTCTTTTTCATAGTATTTTTTTCTCCTTATTAAATGTATATTTTAATTAATTGATAGCAAATAAAAATCATCTACTCCAATTTTATTTAACTTCTTTAAAACTCTTTTAGCTTTCCTTTTATTAGGAAATACTGTAAATGGTACTATACAGCGTTGGATAAACTCTCTATTGTCCATTGCAAGCCTCCAAATCACTTAATAAATTTTGGAACTCATGCGTTCCGTCTAGTTGGTCCATATATTTTAAATCTCGCTTTAATTCGTTTTCACTTACCATTTCGTTAGCTATCTCAAATAAATGATATTGATTGTATGGTGTTATAATTTGATTTACTGAGCGATGTACTTCCACATATTCTTTTAATTTCTTCTCTTTCAACTTTATCCATAAACTTTTATAATCTTTATCTTTCATCGTTTACCTCCAATAATTTCATAGGTTCAAATAAATCATCATATCTTTTGTAGATAACCTCTTTTTGTTTATCATTATCGCCTGGATATTCCACTATCTCTTTTGAGATACTAGCTAAAACTTTTACTATCTCATCAAACGCCTCTGCTTTCCTTTTCGTTTCTGCCATATCATTGATGAGTTCATCACGTTGCTTACGTAAACTGTCACGTTCATTTCTAAACTTCCACCAATCACTACGTGGATAGCTTTCGTCTAAATCTAACTCATTGTTTCTAATGAATTCTAATAATTGTTCCTTAGTTACTTCTGCCATTCCTCATACACTCCCTATTCTTTCTTATATTTTCTTTCTCAACTTTCATCGTCACTCTGCTTCCTGCTACTTTAACCACAAAGCCTTTAACACCTATCTGTCGTAACTCCTGTTGTATTTCTGTAGGCGTCTTACCTTGTGTGTTGTATCTGTATCGTTGGGATACCGTATCACTTAGTAGCATTTATTTTGTCCTTAACTTCTTTTTGTTTGTTTAATAATTTAACAAAGTTGATTCCTGCTTTAGTTAAGTTACGATCAGTTGAAGTTAAATTAAGTTTGTTAATACGTACTAATTCTTTACGACTTACCAATGCTATATTTTCTTCGCTACAGTCTGACCTGTTTTGATTCAAATGTATTAAACAATATCCTTTGGGCACAGGTCCGTGCTTTTGTTCCCATAAATAATGTGTGTATTGTTTCCAACATTCGTTTTTAGAACCTCGTTTTTTGATTTTTATAAACTTATAACCGTCAGTAGTGGTTTTTATCGTTCCTAAAGGAAATGTGTTATCGGGCTTTTGTCCTTTCTTAAATTGAGTTTCAGCGCTTCTACCTCTGGACGGAAAGCTTTTACCTTTGTTCCAAGAAGGCACACCTTTTTTAAACTTACAATCAACCCCACTTCTTATCCTTTTTCTCGAACAAAAACCTTTCATTTTATCTGTAGTAACATCAGTGCCAAACTCCTTATTAAACATTTCCGTCATTTCTTTCTTAGTTTTACCTTTGATGTTATTTCGAATATATTTTTCATGCTCATCAGTCCATACATGTCTCATGGCTATTACTCTCCTAACAACTTAGGGATTTCTGATTCTGCATCTAATTTTTCATCTTTAAACTTTTGTGCTTGCAGCACTAAACTGCCATTATTAATGATATTTTGAGCTACTTTAGAAACTGCACTAGATCTTTGTAACTCCTCTTTTAATTCTTCGCCTTTTAAATCTTCATCGCTTAATCTTTCTAATTGTGCAAATAAATGATTGTTTAAATCTGTCAATGTGTTTCTCATTTCATTAACCCTCCCACTTTTCAAATGCTCTGTTTAGATACCAACGTGCTTTGTCTAAATCTTCTTTTCCGTTCTTACGATTAGCTCGACTTATATATTTAATTGCATTACCAATTGCAAATGCTAACTCTGGTTTGTAATCTTTAGTGACTTGCTCTATAAAATCCATTATTTCTATTTCTCCATACGTGTAATGTGACGGGTGGTTAATCTTGTCATATAACGTCTTTTTGTTTTCTTCATTTTCATCTGGTAATGAGTAAAAATCGTAATTATCATCAATAGTCCAAGTTTTCCCATCAATCGCTTTTACATCAGCAACCCATTTAGCCGCACCACGTCTTGAATGAACTAAACGATATACATTTTTAACCTTTGCTGTAACTTCCACACCGTTAAGTCCATGCATTCTAATTGTGTTACCTCTACTCAAGTCCTTAACGCTCATGATCTAACCACCTTTCTAGGGAATATGTCGTTTTCCATAAGGTAATTACACCATTCACTACGAGAGTGTACTTGAGGCACTTCGAACAAGTGAGGTTTCTTGCGTCTTAGATTAAGTTCTTTTTGTCGTTCTAATCTAACTAACCTCATTCTGTCCTCATGTTCCAATTGATATAGTTTTTTTCTCTCTTTCGCTTCTGTATCTTGCTCGTTGTACTCTTCAAATAAAGCTTCTTCAGGACTGTAACCAGAATACTTAATACGTCTTACAATAAGTTTCCATGGTGTCCCTGTATATTCAGCTTCGTGTACATCTTCAACTGGCAATAAGTGTTTCTTTTCTTCAGTTTTTACAACGTAATATAATCTATTATTTTTAAATTCAGTCGTTCTATTCTTTGCTAATTCCATTTACTCCACCTCTAAATCCTGTATTTCAATCTCGACTTTTCTAAAAAGTTCATCTATCTGATTTCTGATACGCGTGCCACTTAAATTATTAGGTTCTTGCAACGTCTGGAATCTCAACGTATTTAATCTATAAATAACGTCAGTAAGTAATTCTGATAATTCTTTTATTTTCTCGCATGATTCTGCGTCTCGGCGTGCATCTTTAAGAAAATCTATGCCGTCCATCAATACATCTTCAGTAATATTTAAATCTGTTTTAATTTTCATTTACTCCACCTCTATTAATTCAACTAGTTCAAAATCTTCGTTCATCAGCTCTTTGTCAGGGTTCTTACTGATTAAATCTAAAATGCGTTCCTTTTCATCACTTGCAGTAATTTGATTGTTTACCCATACTGGATATTTACATCTCACTTTGATTGTTGCTTCAACTTCAATTGTTTCTTCTCTGTTAGCCATTACTCATCACCGACCAATTCGCCATCTTTCCAGATGAGTGTCATTGTATCTCCATCTTTCAACCAAAATTCTTTGCTAAAATCATCTTTTAGTTCATTGATAGATTTTTCAACCCGTTTAACTCCACCACCATTTACAAATATTTCCAACATTTCTGGTATCTTTGTTTCTTCCGTAACTTCTTCTTCAACTTCTACTGTGAAAGTTTCATCTACAACGATTGAATACTCTATCGACACTGTTTGCACCATGTCAAAATACACAGAACCTCTGTCAATATTGCTATAAAACGCTTTTTCTTTAACACCATTCTTCCAAGCCCACTCAATCAATTCTGGTAATGTCATTTCAACTTTCTTTTTAATCTTTACCATCCTTCATCTTCTCCTTTTTACGCTTTCTGCGTACCTTAATTAATTCTTCATACGTTATCCACTCTTGCCCTGTGTATTTAGGTGCTTTACATATCCACGTGAGTGGTACTTCTCTGTTTTGATATCTAAATATCTTTGATTTTATTTTGGCTTCTGGAGTAGGCATACCTTTTACATCTATCACTTCGATTAGCTTGCCATCTTTCCATAAAGCAAAATCTGCTACATAGTTAATAGATCTGAAATTTTCAAATTTAGGTTGTAATTCGTACTTAGGTTGCAACTCTATATGGTCATATCCCTTACCTAAGTTACGTTCTAAATATTGGTAGAAGTCACATTCAATTTTGCTATCGAACACGACACCTTTATATTCAACTTTTTTAGAATTGTATTTACTCAAAACTCCACCTCAAAATAATAATTCGTTAATTGTCATTTGCTGTTGCAGTTCTTCTTTTCTGAACAACTTGTACTTATGTTTCAGTTTTTCTAGTTCATCTTTCGTTACCGTTCCTGAGAATGTGTTTCTAAAGTGTATGCCTGCATAGTTACCTAGTTTGAATGTATCTTCTCCTAACGGCGTTACACTGCACATTTTCCAACCGTCAATCTGATATAACGTGTATTGCTTTTCAAGTCCGTCGATAAGTCCCATCTGGTTGCCTCCACTTCGTTTCATTCATGATTAACTCTTTCACTTCTTCATAATCGTCAAAGGGTTTAATGGTTCCAGTATCAAGCAGCCTTTTAACTGCCCACCCAGACTCGATTAATATTTTGGATATGATTGGATCTTCTTTATAATCTTCTCGATATATAAAACCTAAAAGTTGCTGATACTCATAAACTTTCATCCATAAAACCTCTGCGTTTTCTTGTAGAAATCAAGGTGTGCCACCCCTGTTTCTCCGTCTTTATTTTTAGAAATAATGAATTCAATTTCCGACTTGCCTGTAATGTTGTCTTGTTGGTCTTGGTCGTAATAATCGTCACGGTATAAGAAGAAAATCATATTCGCGTCTTGCTCAATTCCTCCTGCTTCTCTTAAATCAGACATCATCGGACGCTTATCACTACGACTTTCTACACCTCTACTTAATTGAGATAGCGCGATAATGATACAACCTGTTTCTTTAGCTATAATTTTTAAATCACGAGAAATCTTTTCGACTTCTAACCGTCTATCACGTTGAGGTACATCTGATTGCATGAGTGTTAGATAATCAATGAATATTACGTGAGGTTTGTCTGTTTTTTGAGATGCGACTTCTCTAACGTCTTGTGGTGTCATTTGTGCTTGGTCCTCAATCTTTAAAGAATTACATTTTTTAATTTGATCTATAGCAGACATTACCGATGAAACTTCATCATCATTTAATCCGTTGCCCTGCTTAATTTTAGATAGTGGAATATTTGTTATTGTTGCAACTAATCTCTCAACGATATTGTTACCTCCAGTTTCTAAACTAAAGAACGTTGTAGGGTACCCACGCTGCGCGATATTCCACATCATCGTTAATGCAAGAGAAGTTTTACCTAACGAAGGTCTTGCACCTAATACATTCAACTGACCTGGTTCAAAACCAATGATTTTGTTATCTATAGAAGCAATACCAGTTTTAATAAATTGTTTTGGTTCATCAGATAGAATATTTTCTACAACTTCAGCTAGAAAACTATCAGTAGCGTCTGCTTTTTTTATTGTCATACCTTTTAATTTCTCTAATTCCTCTACCAGATAATTAAAATTTTCTTTACTCGGCATTGATTGATACTCTGTGAGCTTCTCACGAGCTTGTGACAAAACATATTCTTGTAATAGGTTCAATTGGTCGTCCATAAAAAACGCCTTGTCAGTGCCATCTGAGTTGTATAAACGACCTAATCGGTCAGTAGATATAAATTCATTATCATCACGACTTTTAAAGTAGATCTGGTTTACATCGACTTTCCCCTGCTCTAGTGCATACTCAATGAACACTCTTAATTTTTCATCAGTAAACATTTCAGGTTTCAATCTGAATTTACTTAGTAACTCTGGGTTACGCATGAGGTTAGATACAATAGATTCTTCGGTACTCAACACATCAATACTCATCATCTAACCCCCAATCCTCTTTCATCTTTTGCCATTGTTTTCTTAATTGTTGCCTTCTCTCTCTAAACTCTTTATCGTGCTGCATTCTGTATTTATCAGTCTGTTCTTCTGGTATCACTGCACTTTTCATTTCTGGTGGTTTGCGATCAATAATTTGTGCAATCGTAGGTTTATAACGACTTTCTCTAACATATTTCTTTGTTTTGTGTAGTGTTCTGTCGAAATCCCCATATTGTGTGAGTTGTTCTACCCAAAGGTTGTACTTAATTTTATTGAATTTCATATCGTAGACATTATTTATTAACTCTAAGATTTCAATTGCTTCTAGTTCAGTCATTGACATAATGTCTAACCTCCTAATAGTTCCTGTTTCTTCTTAGCTAGGTAATCATCTTCTTTATTGTTTCTAGGTTTAATCTTAGATATTGCTTTCTCTTTAGTATTGACACCGTCTTTACTCCAGTTTTCTAATACTTTGATAAGGTAGTTAACACCTTTGCTATTTTCTCTGCAGTAATCAGTAGCTACAGTAACGATTTCTAGTTTGTTATCTTTAAAATCCTTTATAGCTTCTTCTAGTTGTTGTGCTTTTAATGGACTTTGTATGATTTCTAAGTTATTACTAATATATTGAAATGATTTTGATGTCTCGTCACTGTCTCTATTTATTCTTGTATTATTAATTCTTGTATTATTCTCTTCCGTCTTTTTATGGATAGGGTCTCCACTTTTTTGTGGATACCCCTCTCCATGATTTGACGGATAGGGTGCTGTAATATAAATTCTTCGTTCAGTTACAGTCATGTTTTCATCTCTAATAACCACTGTGTCGATATATCCTTTTTCTTTTAAGTTGCTTATCCAAGTAGATACAGTTTTTTTATGAACGTTATATAGTTCTGCAAAGTAGTTATTACTAGCATATGAATATCCGTATTTATTGGACAAAGCAGTTAATTCGCCATACATAATAACTTCCATTGGTTTTAACTCTTTATCATATCTAACGTGTGCTGGAATGATTGAGTAATAGTTAGGTTGTTCTTTCAATCATCTCTCACTCCTTTCAGCATTTTGTTTAGTCGTTCATCCACAGACACCCAACTATCTGTTAAGTGATATTTGTTATTGAATGTGTCCATTCCTATTTGGTGCTGTTCGTTGTGATGATATCTACATAGAGCTAATACTTGATTCCCAAAGTGATTAATCTTCGTTCTATCTCTGCCACGTCCTACCGCAAATCTATGTGCTAAGTCGGAATATGGTTTACCACATATTACACAGTTACGGTTGACTGTTGACCAGTACAGGAACGCTTTATCATTTTTGAGTAAGTCACTTGTCTTATAATTAAGTGGTATATTGTTGTGAAAAACCCAGTCGAGAATAACTTCTATAACTTGTTTAGCTTGTTCTCTTGTGCAGTCGCTCAATGAGAGGCGTTTTTCATAGCCGTAGAGGACTTCTACGTAATCCATGAACAAATACCTCATATAGTCACGGGGTTGTCCTGTATATGCTTCTATGTCGTTACAGAGAGCAAATACTTTTCTACGCTGCTTATCTGTAATCTTGAATGGATCTACAACTCTTACGTCAGCTTCTACTTCGTAACCATTGTCTAAAAGTAAAGATGTTTTGTTATCTAGTTCTACTCCTTTGATGACTACAGTAGTTGTACCGTCATCTTCTGTAATGTAGTTTTTAATTACTACCATCTAATCAGTCCAATCAGAAGGGCAACATATCATCGGTAATGTCAATAGGTCCATTTGCATTTGCGAATGGATTTTTACTTTTTGTCTGTGTAGTATGTTCTTGTTGTTTTTGAGGTTGGTTGTTACCTTTGCTATCTAAGAATTCAATTCTATTTGCAATCACTCGTACTACTGAACGATTGTTACCTTCTTTATCTTGGAAACGGTCTTGCTTCAAGTTTCCCTCGATTAAAACTTTGCTTCCCTTACCGCAATAGTCGTTTAATAGTTGTGCAGTTTTGCCAAACGCTACGATGTCAAAGAATGATGTGTCATCTTTTTTGAATGGATTGTCCACTGCCATAGAGAAGTTAGTTACTTGTGTTTGTCCTGCTTGTTTAAGTTCTAAATCTTTAGTGATACGTCCTGTTAAAATCGTTAAGTTAGTCATTCGAATTCTCCTTATCTAATTGTTTTAGTCCTGCATCTAGTTTTTGATGTGCATTTGCTATATCTTTTTTAGTAATTTTGTTAATGTTTTGAATACCTAACCAACGCATTGTTTTGTCTAGCGTTGCATCTCTACCTTTTTCTTGAGATAAAGTTACAAACTGGTTGATACGTTCTTCTAATTCTGTAATGTCATTGTCGTTAGCGCTTGGAACTTCTTCCCCGTTGTATATATAAAGACCTAGACCATGTAATGCTGCAGCTTTAACGAAACAACGTTTTTGAGCTTTATTAATATCAAATGTTGTCGCGCTACCCTTTGCTAAAGATTTGTTTCTAAAATCCAATACCGGAAGCCATTCTGTTTCGGTTTGTCCTTTTACAGTTACTGACACTTGTACGAAATAACCCTCTGGAGTAGCTAAATAAGGTACAAAATAGTTGTCTAGTGGTACATCAGGGTGTACAAATTCGTGTGTTTTAATGCTATAGTTGCTGTCTATCTTTTTTAATTCTTGATGAGCGTATGACCATGCTAGGTAGGTTAATCCATTTTTCTTTTCTACATGATCGTTAACATCTTTTTGATTTAACTGATTAAATAATGTTTCTTCAGTCATACTCAACCTCCTCATATTCAGTTGTTTCAGTTACCGTCTTTTTAATTGCTATGTGTTTTGTCATGTCAATAACAGTTTTATCTAAACCGTCGAAGTCTTTAGCATCTCCACTACTTGTTGAATATTTGATTGTAGGAAAGTTCGCACTAGGTTTATTAGTGATATACAGGTCGAAAGGAGCGTCTTTCAGTTTAATTAGATATGTCACTGTTTCTTTCAATCCCAATCACTCCTTTATGCAGCATGTCGATTGTTCTATCCATGACTTTAATTGTTTCACTTTGTGTTTCGCATGATTCTATAGCTTTTCTGAAATCTTTTCTAAGTTCAAAATATTTATCGCACATATCTTCGTAACGTTTGTTTAAAAAGTCGTAGTCACTTTGCAAGAAATCTAAATCTATTTGGCTTTTGATTAGTTGAGAGTATTCTTCTCTAGTCAACTTGACTGTAATTACCTCTTGCATTTTCTCTCCTCCACTTGTATATTTAAGTTGTATATTTTGATTAGATTCTGACTGTTACTTGTTGGCGCAAGTTTCAGTCTTTTTTGTTATCTCAAGCCACTTTTCCCAGAAGAATGTGCTAAAGATTAGCGTTAACATCGCAATTCCTAATACTGTTGTGAAACCACCTCCTAAAAGTAATGTGATGATCATTGCGATAAACATAGTCATGTAACTTAGTAAGTACTTCATTTATCATCCTCTTCTTTCATTTTTAAAAGTTTTTCTATATATCCTCTTTCTAATGCGAAATCAAATAACATTTGTTGGATGTGTTCAGGCATTACAATCACTCCTCCTCTTCATCGAATTCGATAATTGGTTTAGGCGCTATGCCTATCTCTATATCGATTGCGTCATAATTTAAATCTTCGATAGCTTCTTCAATTTCATTTACTGCACTTTTAATTTTTGATGCTTCAGGTACTCCGTATTGAATTTTTAAACTTTTCATTTTATTCGCTCCTTTAATTTGTTTCTAGTTCTGTTAAAAATTTATTGATAAAGTATTGTTGGCCTTTACCTGTTACTTTAGGCGTCTTACTAATTGATGTATGACCATCTGAATGAGTAATCGAAGTTTCTTTGATTTCAAAAAGTCCACGTTCCATTGAATATTGTGTTGGCATGTTATAATCGACACCTTGACGTTTAATAAGGAATCCATTTTGTCGTAACCACTCAAACAATCTCCTTTGTCCTATATCCACTCCGTTTTGTTTAATGATTTTTGCCAACTCGCCTACTAAAATAGATGTTTTAGTTGTAGCCACTGCGTCGGCAAACAATACTTTAGGTTTATCTTTCTCGATTTGCATTTCCAATTGGTTAATTGTGTTATTTGCTATCTTCAATGCACGTTTCATAATCATTTCTGGACTGTTCCATGCTTTTTCTACTTGGATAAAGTATTGTCTTGCACGTTTACCAGGTTCACTACGTTGGATCATTGCAATTTCTTTTGCAGTGTCTAAAGTGAGTGCGTGGTCAGTTTGGTTTTGGCGACCACCTAATGGGTTATGGACAAAAATGTCCGTAACTGCATAATCGATATTTTCTTCAAATCCGTAATCACTCATTCTTTCAAACCATTTCTTGTATGGTGTCTTAACTTCTAAAGCTTGATGAAGTTCTCGACCGCTAATTGCAATTTCTCCGTTTTCTTTTTCTTGAATATTAAACATTTCTCCGATGTTAGTTTTGTTCTGTGAAATTTTCATCGAACCACCTCCTTAAAATTTCGGTTTTTCCGAATCGTTTCCTAAAAAAATATCATCCACTTTAATATCTAAAGCTAAAGCTAACTTATTTAATGTTTTGAAGTTAGAATTTTGAACGTTCTCTTGAGTTTCCTCAAATCTATAAATAGTTCTTTCCGTAACTCCAGATTTTCTTGATAATTTAGCTTTACTCATTCCTTTAAGAGACCTCCATTGACCGATTGTTAACTTAAGTTTTTCTTTCTCATTAACTGTCATTTGTTTACCTCCCTCTCGCTTAAGTTAACTACATGATAACATTTCGGTAATTCCGAAGTCAAT